TCCAAGTATCAACATTGGAAAGTATCTTATGAAATCATGGTTAAGTCAGGGGAAGTAATGTCTTCAATCTCGAATGATCCTAAAGATTTATGTAATGACTACAAATCTGCTCCTAGGTGTATTATGGTTCCATGTAGGTAATTATGTGGTTTACTGACATATCTTTAATAATACGCATTTCACATAATGGAGCAAAAATTTGAATTCTTTATGCACAACTAAAACGCTGATAAATTCTCTAAAGAATGGTTCTAATTAGCAAAAGAAATGAATTTTGAATGTCTTAGTAACTCAACCGATGGTAAAAGACACGATTCTCACTAAAATCCAGAAATCATAAAAATAGTGGATTAATAGTTCTGGTTACGTTTTTTGCCTTATATTGGAAACTAATTAGGATATTCTAAAGAAGTGATTTAGTGCTTAATCTAGTAAGCAACCACTCTTGTTAATAAAGTGTATATACCCGATGTAAATCAAAAACGTCGTTATTTTGGTGCAGTATTTATTAACGGGACAACTTTTTCTGGTAACCCAATTCTGACTACGTTCGGCAATACTTTACGTAAAATGTTAATGATGGGGTACGTTCTGGTTGAGAGTGGTGTTGCGACAAATGATAATGTCTTTGATCCTCTACACTATAAAGGATTGTACAATTGGCGTAATTTTGGAGATGATTAAGTAGATATGTACCATAAATCTATAGCCCAATAAGTTTTTACAACCTTTCACAATCTGCATGCTCACGATCTCGAAGAACAAACTATCGGCTTAGGTAATGCTGTTGATCCTAGTGAATTATAACCCTGGTGGAAAATTGACTTTATCTCACGCTGGGGGTACTTTGATCATTTGTCTTAAATGTTTTTCCTAGTTCGTGACTTCTCAAAATATTGTTTCCGTTCCAACAACTATACTGGAGTTGAACAAGAATTTCTCGATGACCCACAAAAACATAGTTATATGGTTGGAGTTAGCTTAAAAATGAATTCTCCTTCTATAATCACAGATGTCGTCGCTGACTACCACTTACGAATTGGTCATCAACCCTCTCATATGTGCTATGAAAAATATTTAAAGTATAAAGTAAATTATACCTCTAAAATTCGTGTCTCCGATGAATGGAACTTTTGCACTTTTTTGTCTTAAAAATTACATGTTGATCCTCATTAATTGTTGCGTTTTGTTGGTTAATTTAAAACTGCATAATTAGGAACTACTATTTTCAGTCTTTTATGTTCCATCTTTTAGTGTGCG